TTCCGTATAACCAACTTCGGTCTCACGCCCATGTTTGCCCACTATATCTTCACAGACAGAGCAGGCATGTAAACAAATACACTTAATCAAAATTGAAATTATCTTCACCGTCTGGATCTTCGTCCGGAATATCATTACCGAAGTCCATCGGAATGAACCAGTCTGAAATAAACTCTTCCATATCAGTCAATTTTTAAGCATTAGGGAACTCTGGTTTAACATCTGGATTTGCTTCATAAGGATAAACATCCATAATAGCAGTTTCCGCTACCGAAGCAATCACGTAGTCTGCCATTGTGCCTTTCATTCCTTCATCCAGTTTTTTGACTGCATCTCTCAAGTCGGCTGCTTGAACAAGAATGTTTGTGGATGTTTTCTTTTCCGCACCAGTTTTTTCATCCAATGTGATAAAGTATAACTTGCATTTAAAATACCTGTCAGCCGATTCTTCATCTGAGAAAAATATCTCAGAATAGTTAGCACGTTTTATGTCAGAAACAGTAAACTCACCGCTGATAAACGGTGTCATTTCCTCAATACATCTTCCTTCGCTTTCTGTAAAAGATAAAGAATCAAATAAATAGGGTTCCGTTACTTTCTTGTTCATGCCGTTTTCCATTACTTTCTCGTATCGAATCTTTACTTCAAACCATGTGTGCATCATAATCATTCCTCCTTTGTCTTATTACGTTCCTTAATCATTGCATCAGCTATCTGATAAGCTGCTTTAGCCTGTCCTTCATGATTGTAGTTTATAACACTTTCTTCTTCGGATGGGAAAAACAATGTTACAACTCTGTTCCATAAAGTTCTCCTGCGTTTTGCTGTCATCATTATGCACTTCATTGCTTCAAGCGCAATATGATCGCGCGAAATATTCGATTCCATAATTTTATTGCTTTAATTGATTAATAACTTGTCTTTTGATTTTCTTGTACAGCTTCCCGACAAAACGTCCATGCTTCTCTGTTCCGTCATCGGGCAACTCGTTTTTATAAATATGAAGAAGTAACTGGATGAGAAGCACTTCTTGTTTTGTCAAAGTAAGTTTCATTTAAATATGAAATTTGTTTTGTTCAACCTCTATCTCCATCAACTGAATCAAACGTTCTTCGTCTGGAGATGGGATATATATACCACATTGGGCACTCGAAAAATTCCGAAACCGCTCAATAGTTAGGCTCATCTCCGCGCTGTCAAGATCAGAAGAACTTCGTAGATACTTTATCCGACCCAAAAACTTGTCTTCTCTCTCACGGACGAAAGTGTCTTTGTTGCAGAGAATCTTGTAATAGTTTCGCTTTACATATTCCATCGTTTCACCGATTTGGCAACCGAAATAAGCAAGGCAGACATGAAGGTATTTGTTCTGATTTAAAGATCTTTGGGGTTTCTTTTCCGTCAGTTCAAATACCTTCTGTTCCTTTATCAACTTCTCCAGCTTCGCTCTTGCCTGCTGGACGTGGAGAGGATTGGAACCATCGTATTTCATAGGCT